GTTACAGATGCAACTGGATATACGAAAGTGCCAGTAACACATGTTCTAAGTTCTGGTAGTTTTTCAAATACTGATGGAGTAGGAGTTCATTTTAGTTATAGTGGAGCAGATGCAGGAAGTACAGATTTAGTTAATGATGCAACACCACAGTTAGGTGGAGATTTAGATTTAAACAGTAGAGGAATTGATTTTCCAACTACAGCTAACATAACAGATTGTAAAGATGAAGATGACATGGCTAGTAACTCTGCTACTATGTTAGCTACACAGCAATCTATTAAAGCATATGCAGATACTAAAACTCCTAATGCCCAGTTTAATGCAATTATTAATGGTGATTTTGCAGTAGCACAAAGAGGTACTTCATTTACAGCAGCTACAAGTACAGTAACATCTGAAGCTAATAATGATGATACATATCATTTGGATAGATGGTATACATTAAGTGATGGCAATGACATTATAGATGTAACACAAGTAGCATCTGGTGACACAGGTAGAAGTCTTTTTGGTATAAAATTAGATGTAGAAACAATAGATAAGAAGTTTGGTATAGCACAAATAATAGAAAGAAAAAATTGTAAAGGATTAATTGGTACTACAGCTAGTTTATCATTTAGAGCAAAGGTTGCTGGTAGTGGAAAACTGGACAACGTAAAAGCTGCAGTAATAGCTTGGAGTAGTACATCAAATGCTGTAACAAGTGATGTTGTATCTTCGTGGGGAAGTGAAGGAACTAATCCTACTCTAGCAAGTAATTTAACTTATGAAAACACACCTGCTAATTTAAGTGTAACAACTTCATGGGCAGATTATAAGATAGAAAACATATCAATAGATACATCTGGTGCAAATAACATTGTAGTATTTATATGGTCAGATGTAACAGATACAGATGCAGGTGATTTCTTATATATTACAGATGCACAGTTAGAACCTGATGCAACAGCTAATACGTTTATTAGAGAAGATTACACAACAACAGAAGAGAAATGTCAAAGATATTTTCAAAATCCATATAATGTTGTTGGAAGTGCATACAGTACACAGGGAGTTGCATTAGGTTATGGTTTTCCAGTTAAAATGAGAGCAACACCTACAGTTGTTCTGCACAATGGAGCTACACAAAACCAGGTGTTTATAATACAAACTGGAGTTGTTGTTAGTATAACACCTACAATATTTGCAAATCCATGGTCTCTTACCCACTATTACTTTTTAACTGGTAGCTGGACAGGTGGAGTAGGTAGTGCTGTAATGACATCATTTCAATTAAAGTCGGAGTTATAATGAGTTACGAATTACCTAAAAAACAATTTGAAGAACAACAAGACCAATGTGTTAGACGTGTATTAGACAAAGCAATAATACCTTTTGATGAAAGTAATAAAGATTATAGAGAGTATTTAGCTTGGGTAGATGCAGGTAACACAGCACCTAGAGAAAGTTAATGATGTTAAATGTGCATAAAATAAATTAAATGTTTAACAATATATTTTTCTCTGTAGTTGCAATAGTCATCACAATTGTCATTTGCTCTTTGTGGCTAATATTCTCCTACACCAGACTTAAATTATATAATCTTTTTCATTGACTATACATTCATAACCTTTCTTTTTATTAGGGATAAATATATGTTGTTGGACACTAAATAGCCCACCTGACTTTTCATAGACTATCGTTATTCCTTTCTGTGTATTATCAAATGCTGAATAAAGACCAGTCGGCATCTGGGATAGATCACACAAGCAACCATTTGCCCAAGCTCCAAGCAGAGACGAGTCTAACTGTGTGGAAAGTGTCATATCAAATCGGTGATGGTGTCCGAAGATTACAGAACGATTATAGAACTTCAACTGAAGATTTGCTATATGTTGTGGCTGACCCATAGATTTTTTTTCATGTCCATGCACAAAGTATAATTTTTTATTCAAAGTGAACGGAGTCTCTACGAACTTGATATCAAACTTTTTAAAATTGAACAATTCCCACAAAGAAAGTTTGTTATAAAGCATAGGACTCATAGCTTGAAGTTTTGTCAATACCATCGTTTGTAATCTCTCTTCATGATTTCCTCTGAAAAAATATATTGAAGTACCCTTTGCTATCTTGCGTAATTCGTTTAACCATTCCTGGGCTTGTGCTAATTCATGGTCTATATTTGATTTTAATAAGTCAGTAGGAAAAGACGAAAATGGGTAAAAATCTACTAGATCTCCACCTATAATAATACTGTCTCGTGTTGTTAACTTGAAATCTTTTACGATATCCATAGCAAGACTTAATGCCTTTATATCTTCATAAGGAATATGTACTGTCATTTACTCGTCTGATTTCCTTCCAATAATAATGCTCTGCTAAATCTTCAAAAGTTAATGACATGGATTTTAAATGATTCTTAATCGTTCCGTCTTTTTTATAGGTTTTTTGTATGTATAGATTCAGCTTTAAAAATATATCGTAGAGTTCCAAGAAAGAACCTTCAACTTTATTCTCGTTCATGCTTTTCTCCCCTGAAGTATTTATTTAGAAAGTCTAATACTCTTTTTATTCTGACATCATCAGGGGTAAATCTTAATAGTTTCCAACCATAGAAAGTTGCTTCATTATACTTTTCCATGTCCTTGATAAATCCTGCTCCTCGATTATGACGACCAATGATCCATACGCCACCTTCAATTTCAATAGCTAATTTTTCTTTTATAAAAGCCAAATCAAATCTCCATTTTCTTGTCGGATGGAATCTATGTTCTCTTACTGGAATAGGTAAAGGTGACCTGTACCAATTATCATCTAACAAGAATTTGGCATTGTCATCTAATATCTGAGTCAGAAGGGCATCTGCCCAGTCTATTGATTTTTGTGATTTCTTGATGCCCGAAACGGACTGGACTGTATATCTAGCCATCTTTCAAATCCTCTAGCTCTCCTTTCTGCAATGTTATTCGCTTCGACTTGAGCATCCGCCATTTTATCTAAAGAAATAGAAATAGCCCTTGTTAATTCTAAATTGGCTCCATTTCTATTATGTGATTTTTCATTTTTTTTCATCATGTAAAGTATTATTAAGACACCAAGTAATGGTGCCTGATTAAATAAGGATAAAATAATTTCAGCTTCCATCTAATAATTCTCTCAATAATATGTTCTGCTCCTGACATCTCCGAAAATCTATTACAGATTCCTGTGCGTCATTTTTACTTAAACATAAGTATTGCGAATTATCAGATGAATTACAACTTACAAACTCTATATTTGTGTATGTAAGTTTTTTTGGCAATTCCCTTCCAGAATAAATCAAACTAGAGCAGGAAAGAGTTATTATTAGCAAGAAAGCAATACATATATATACCTTTTTACAGAAAGGAGAGTATTGCCCCTTTAAAACGCCTCTAAGAGGAAACGTCATCTTTTCCTCTACCTGCTACGAAATTTGCAGGAGTTTTGAATACAAATTGCAAAGTTGGTCTTTTACGCTTGTCCATAGATACTTTTTTCTTCTTTCTCGCTTGACTAGTTTTTTTATTTTCGTTCTTATAAAGCGACATATCTTTTATTTCTTACCAGTAGAGAAAAGAATAGGTTGTCGGACTGACTTTCGTTAAAAATATCAATGCCAAAGTAATCAATCCTAATAGATATAATTTGAAATATATCATCCGTTCCTTATCTTGTTCAATTCCGTTATAAAGTTATCCGATTCTTTATTCTTCAACCTATGTTTCCAATCTTTGATTTTTTCTTCCGTTTTTTTCTCGTGTTCTAATATCTTGATTTTGAACTTGTTATTGAGGACTTGCTTTTCTAATCTTTGCACTTTTCTCTTTTGGAGAAACCCCATTAGTCGAGCAAGTCCCTTACTTATCAAATCCGAGATGATCTGACTGATTAATTTACCCCACATTCATCATTCCTTCTCGTTTAAAAGCATCGCAACTAGTCCAGCGATTCCAGCGATAGCTGTACTAACAATCGTCCAACTTTCATTAGAAATCCCGATTGCTAGGGCAAGTCCTGCAAGACCAGCATAACTGGATGGCTCTCTTAACAATTTCATTATTTTAACCATAAAAAATACTCTCCCTTTTTAGATTTATTATACTTTATCCTCCAACGATAACTAACCATCATCTGGTTTGACATGGCTTGATGGTGTGTTTTCTTCCTGTTTTGTAATAGGAATCGTATCTGACAAATAATCAAATAACATTTTTAGATGTTCGTGGAGAGCCTCTCTAATCCGTCCTTCTGTCTCCTTTACCAATTGCTCATCCGTAAATTGACAGGAACTTCCAAAGTGTTGACCGCAATTACTTGCCATGATCTTCATGATCTCTTTCGTCAACTCTTCAACGTATTTTGTCATAGACTCCCCTCGTATTCTGTGTAAACAGTTTCTTCGACCAGGCTATCTTGTGATCTTTTTCCGTCCATGAAATCTTCTCCATGCTGATATCCTAGTCGATATGCAATATCAATAATCTGTTCTAAGCTGACTAATTTTATGTCTGACATCTCTTTTATCGCAGGAAGTTTATCTGCGTTGTTTAAAATAAAGTTTAAGTAATCCTGAATGGATGTAAAATCTTTAAGATGGACGATAAGTTTCATATCACCTGACAAGATTGTTAAAAAGTTTTTCATGTGTTACTATCTCCTTTTATAGATTGAGTTAGATTAAATATAGTTTTAGTCACGAAGAAAGCTAAGAGATTAGCACTAGAACTCAATCTCGGCTTACTTAAATTTTGTTTTATTTTAAAATAAAACAAGCTATATGCCTTCCAGTTCCTTTGCCAGGAGTATTATCTTCAGTTGCTAACCATTTTATATCTTTAAGATTTCTTACTTCCGCACCATATTCTAATAACATCAACATCCATTTATCGATTGGATATAATAAAACAACCTTTTTACCCTTATCAGCTTCTGCCATTGCCTTTCTTGCCCATGCAGTTGGACCTTTTTTTTGCCCTTCGTGAATTATAGATCCAAAGGGGGGATTCACATAATTAGATTTTCCCCACTCACAAGTCAACCCATCAAACCCATCTGGTAAAGGATAAGGACAAGGATCAAAATCAAAACTAAATTCATTATCTAATGAATTATATATTTCTGGTGGGGTCAACCAATAATGTTTTTTATTTTCATCATTGCCTTGATGAAATTTGTTTTCATGTGGTTTTACTTGTGTTGAATGTTTGTTATATTTTTTAACTGCCATAATTAAAATTTCACACCACCTAGATAATAATCACAGAACTGATTAACAGGGCAATAGCTTTGGCATCTGACATCTTCCCCTTTTCTCAGGACGACCTTACATCTCTTGCCGTCAATCAAATTGTTATCATTAAGATATTGTTTTACTTGTTCCTTCGTATCTAATAAACGGAGAGCATTTTTTCTACCATCTTTGTAGATAGCATATTTATTATCTGTTGCCCATCTTTCTTTTGCTGTACATAAAGGCAATGTTCCAGTTTCTGCATTTTGATGAGTTTTAATCCTAGCAGTTATAAAATCACTTTGTTCTTGCTCACTCCATTTTCTTACAGGGATCATCATGACTTGTTGCTTGGGATAGTTGTCGGACTTTTGAACTTGCCTTATAGACCAATCTCTCATAATGCCCATGACGGCTAATGATTTTGGTTGTATTTTTTTTTGGTAGATTGTTAGCTCATCTGGGTTATGTCGGCAAAGGAAGTCTAAGACGTTTAGTTGCTGTTCCCATTCGGGCTTTCCTTTCGCCATAGCATCGACAACCGACCATGCAGATGTCACCTTGAAGTCTATCAAAGTACCTTTGCTCAACAAATCAAATCGTCCACTCAGCATCCATCCGTTAGTTTCTTTTCCTTTGTAGAACAATCTTTTCTCGGCTAGGTCTTTTCTAGTCTTTGCTCGTTCTATCATGTAATGGACTGAACTTCCGATTAAGGCAAAGATTTTGTCAGCAACATCTTCTTCTATCTCATTGTCATGTTGATTGCGAAGCACCCTTATCCTAGGAGGTGCGATCAATACAGTCGTACTGATATCGCTACCCTTGCTACTGTAGGGATCATTGGCTACTGCGTTCACAATAGCTTCTGGCAGATTAGATTTGTTTGTTAATCTCATATCCTAAAATGGTACTGCTTCATCTCCTAGTTCAGCACTATTCTCGTCTCCCATATCTACAATTAAACCCTCTAACTCTTTAGAACGCAAGATGATGTTTCTGATACCCTCTGACAGTTGATTAAAGACTTCACGATTGCCTTGTTGATAATCTTCTATTGAAAAAAAGACATCTTCGTGGTGTTGCTTTGGTATCTTTTCTTTAGAAGTCAAAGGCAAGACGTTGGCTATTCTTGATTTTCCACTATTGCCTTCGATTACATTAAGAATACATGGAATACCTAGTATGTTTAT